GTATCTCGTAGAGGTACAGGTCTTTCGGAGTGTTACCGACCCAAAAACCCATACGCAATTTCTTAGCGTAATCAGGGTTTGGGATTTTTAGATTTGACTGACACCAAGTGATGATCTCAGGTGTCGGATCGGTGATCGTAATGTTATTGCTGACCGTTACTTGCATCGCTTCACCCACTTATCGAGAGGTTTTGCGACCTCGTAGATTTCAGCGATCGACATATAGGACTGAGCGTTTTTGTAAGCCTTGACCGTGAAGTAAGGGAGCATAAACACATCCTCGTTCACCTTGAGGGCAAACCAACCTTGACCGTTGCCGCACTCCTCCCACATTTCCATCGCCAATTCCTGATTGTCCTCAACTCGTCTGAGGTCAAATCCTTTGTCTGTAGAACAGACCTTGCAGTCAATCAGGTAGGCTACCTTGTTCTTGACTGCGATGACATCCGCAGGTTGTCCTGAGGAGTCCTGTTTTAGATTGTGACTCCAATAGCCATAGCCAAAGAGCAACTCACACAACTCGGTTTCAAAACCGTTTCCGACTGCTCGATTAGATTTCATCGTACACCTCCATCGCCGCAAGGATCTTTTCGGTATAGGAAGTGGAGTAGATGCCTTTATCCCACAGCCGCTTTGCCCCGGTTGCACCGCAGTTATATCTCATCAGAGCGAGAGCGATGTCACCATCGGTCTTTTCGAGATGTCCTGCGATGATCGTGATGCCGCAAAATACATTCTGATAGGGGTCGAGGAAATCCGTAATTCCGTATTCCTCGGTCAGCCATTCGTGATTGATTTTGTTTATCTGCATCAGACCGTAATCGCTCGTGCCGGAGATCACATTCGGACGGAATGAACTCTCCACATCGATCATCGCAATAATGAGCGGCATCGGTACTGAGTGCTTCTCACACAGCATCCTTATGTAGTCCTGCAAGTCCTCAGAGAGAGGAACATCGAAATACTGAACAGGTGGGTCAGTTTCGATCGGAGCGGTGGTAGGCGGTGTCGTAACCACAGGAGGTTTCACGACCGGGATGGGTTTCGATGCTTCCGTAGAGAGAGTAGACTCAGTAGCCTTGACCTCCTGCTCAGGGGCATCTACCGCCGACACTCTGCCGACAATGAAACCGATCAGGCATCCGATAAAGAACACCACGAGGAGGAACAGCACGATCGTCCGCTTCAAGCGAGGACTCCAACGCAACCTTATAATTTCACCGTTTTTCATATTCTTACCTCATCTTTCGGCTCGTGACCGTACTTTCTGATGTACCATTCTCGGTACGCTTTTTCGTTTTGTGGGTCTTTGTAGAAATCTGCTATTGTCTGCACCATACCCACCAATGGCTTAGCGAGGTTTGTGATCTGCGAGGACGATAACTCAATCGGCGGCATTTTCCACCTCCGTTAAGATTTCATCACAAGCCTTGAGGACTCTCTGAGCCTGAGGGTATGTGTAAACACCGTTGATGATGCTCGACATCAGAGGGGGCTGTATTTCGATACCTCGCTTTCTCAACTCGAAAATGAGCCACACCTGAGTCTTTTTGAGCCTTTTTAGACGGTCTTTAATCTGATACATAGATTTCACCTCCATTTCTTTTGAATTTGTGACTCCAAAATTCGGAACTCCTCTTGACAAAAAGCGAGTTTTAGTGTACAATATTATTGTTCTTATAAATATTGAATTACTACTGAGGACTGAAAAACGGCAATTTTTCAGCCCCTCCTCTCCTATTGTCAATTCTGTATTTCCGAACTTCTTGTTATTATTATAACTCGGAATTTTAGAATTGTCAATAGGAAAATTCAAATTTTCAGAATTTTTTCAAAAATATTTTCAGGAGGACTCTAAAATGGCGAGTTTTAAGGAAAACTTCAATCGAATTTGCAGAGAAAAGGGTACTACCCCTACTGCTTTGTGTAAAAAGTTAGGCGAAAGCACCTCGAAAGTATCTGCGTGGAACAATGGCTCTCTCCCCAAAGAGGAGATGATGTTACGGCTTGCCAAAGAATTGGGATGCTCTGTAATGGATTTCTTTGCTGACGATGAGGATTTAGCCACTACCGCCGTAGAGCCTAAGGACGATGACGAGAACGACATTCTCCGTGTATATCGGATGCTCGATCGTAGAGCCAAGCACGAGTTTATGTCTATGGTTTATGAGTTCGAGAGCAAAGCGGAATTGATGGGGGATAAACCGGGAACAGACTCGGCTGTTGGCTGAGATACGGAAACATAAGGTCATCCCTTATGAGTTAGTAAAAGCCTATCAAGAGGTTAGAGATCGTAAGAAACGATTGGAGGTGAAACATTGGTTAAAGCAGTGATTTACGCTCGATACTCAAGCCACAATCAGCGTGAGGAGAGCATCGAGGGTCAGTTAAGAAAATGCCACGCTTTCGCTGAGCAGAATGGCTTTGTCGTGATCGAGGAATACTGTGATCGTGCGATTTCGGGCAAGACCGATAATCGAGCCGAGTTTCAGCGTATGATAAAGGACTCCGAAAAGGGTCATTTCCAAGCCATCATTATGTACACCCTCGACCGCTTTGCTCGTAATCGATATGACTCTGCGATGTATAAAGCAAAACTCCGTAAGAACGGTGTAAGACTGTTCTATACGGAGCAATCGATCACGGACGAGCCTGAGGGCATCATTCTTGAGTCTGTCTTGGAGGGTATGGCTGAGTATTACTCGGAAAACCTCTCAAGAGGTGTGCGTAGAGGTATGCACGAGAACGCTCTGAAATGTATGATTACAGGTGGTTATATGCCTTTGGGTTATCGTAAGACCGCCGACAAGAAATACGAGATCGACCCGGCTACCGCACCGATCGTCCGTGAGATATTCGATCTCTATGTCAACGGCAAGAGCCAACGACAGATCGTGGACATCCTAAATGAAAAAGGCTACCGCACCGTAAAGGGGATGCCCTTTAGGTTGGGTAGCATTTCAGGCATATTAGTAAATAGGAAGTATATCGGCATTTACTCATTCGATGATGTAGAGATCAAAGGCGGCATCCCGGCGATCGTGGATGAGGATGTTTTCAATAAGGCTCAGGAGATGCTCAAAAAGAATAAGCGAGAGTCAGGTCGAATGAAAGCACCTATGCAGTACCTACTGACAGGTAAAGTGTTCTGCGGTCACTGCGGCAGTCCGATGGCAGGTGAGAGCGGCACAGGTCAAAAGGGTACGATCTACAATTATTATAAATGCCAAGATCGAAAGAAACGGCATAACTGTACCAAAGCCAACGAGAAAAAGGATTGGCTCGAAAAAGTGGTCGTACAGGCTACCATAGAAAAGATCCTCCAACCTGAGGTCATCGATCAGATAGCCACGAGGGTCGCAGAATTGGCTGAGGAGGAGTTTAACGACAAGAGCCGATTACTTTCCTTACAGGATGAACTAAAGAGCGTACAGACCGCAATTCGTAACCTCCTGCGGCTTGTAGAGCAAGGCATCGACACGGAGGACATCGGAGAGCGACTCCTTGACCTTAACTCCCAAAAGGCTGACCTACAGAAGCAGATCAGCCGGGAGGAAAATAAAAAGCCGATGCTGAGCAAAGATCGGATAGCCTTTTGGCTGACCTCCTTTGTCAACAACGGCAATGTGGATGATGTTGATTACCAACAGCGTATAATCGATACCCTTGTGAATAGAATATTTGTGTTCGATACGGACGATGGTGGTAGGAAAATCGTTATCACATATAATGTAAGTGGTAATGTTTCATCGACCATAACCCTCTCGGACATCAGATCATCCTGTTCGGATATTAAGGGTTTCGCTCGACCACAACCGACAAATCCGAACTTTTTTATAATCAAGAAGTCTGTCGGAATTGTCATAGAAATACCGGGTAGAGGGTAACTCCCTCCACCCGGCTTTTCTTTTATTCGGATGTATCAGGGCTGTCCTCGTCCTCGACAAGTACCTCGCCTACTGCACCAACCTGTTCAATCATATTCACAGTAGCCTTGTCAGCACCCAACTGTTCGGCGGCATCTGCCGTTGCTTCCGTGATGACCTTGACACTCTTGGCATCAATGACACCCTCCATCAAGCAGTAGACCACAGTAGGAACGATGGTCATTGCCGCACCTGCGATGACTTTCACCGCTTCATTGTCACCAACGATGAGCGTGATGATACCAACGATCGCAGTGATTGCCGCAAGGATGAACTTACGGCTCGTGAGTTTCTTGAGAATGTTCTTGTTCATAGCATTTACCTCCTTATGCTTTGGTGAATGAGCCATCATCGACCCATCCGTAGACTGTTGCACCGCCGCCACTGACTCTGATGAGGTGGTAGGGATGCTTAGACTGACCGAGTTTGTAAATCCGGGTGATCTTAGCCTTACCTCCTCTACAGGACTTGGGCGAGGTGGAATTAGCACTTGTGTAGTGCGTAGTTCCGTTGTACTGAACGATGTCACCGACCTTAGGAGTCCACTCCTCGGTAGGGGCAATCTCCTCGATGTCGGCGGCATCTACCCAACCGTAGACGGTAGCGTTGTCACTACCCACTCTCACGAGGTGGTAGGGATGCTTGCCGTTGTAGATTTGGGTGATCTTAGCCTTACCTCCTCGGCAGGACACCGCTCTCGTGCTGTTGGAACTCGCATAATGCGTGTTGCCCTTGAAAGTAACGATGTCACCAACCTTGAGGGTCTTGGGAGCGGTAGGCTTCACCTCAGGTTTTACCTCAGGCTTGACTTCCTCACCGCTTGCCTTTTT